GCAATTGCCGCAGTTCGCATCCTCGTTGACGTCGCCCCCGGAGCCTCCGCTGGCATCGGGGACTGAGCAGTCGGTGCATCCACCTTGGGAGACGGACGCAGGTGCCGCGTTCGTGGCCGCGCCGCCGCCCGTGGCGAGATCGTCCATGATGCCCTCGTAGGCGAGCTGGGCGAGCGCATGGAGGCGAACCGCCTGCGAGGGGGTCAGCTTTCCCTCAGCTACGAGCGACTCGATCTTGTTCGAGACCGCCTCGCGTCCGCCGAGGTCGTAGGCGGTCTGGATGACCGTGGCGATGTTCTGCCTGCGCGAGCCTCCGCCCAGGGACGAGCAGCCGATGATGGCCGCGACTGCGATTGCCGCGACTGCCACGGCGACGATGGCCTTGCACACGGTGCGAGGCGTATTGATCTTTCCGTTCATTGTGGATTTCTCCTGTTGTGGTTTTTGGGGTTACGCATCGCGCCGGTCACTTGCCGACGCTGATGAGACTGATGCTTTTCGAGTCGCTCCAGTCCGGAGCGCCCGTCTTTATCACCTCGGACTTCACCGCCCCGACGGTCAAACCGTCCTCGCGCTTGAACGCGGTCGATTCCGTAGGTTCGTAATAGTGCCGCTCGGTTATCGTCTGCGACGCGCAGCCGCAGAGAAGCGAGACTGCGCCGCAAGCGGCGCAGCACAGGACAAGCCGCCTCATGCCTCACCGCCTTTCAGCCTCGCCTCGTAGGGCGCGAGGAACGCGCTCCATCCGAACCGCTGGCAGATGCGGGCGAACTTCACGGAGTCCCACATGACGAGGTAGCGGCGCGGCCTCCACCACCCGAAGGCGGCGCAGGCGACCTTGCACCCGTTGCGGCGGAAGCGGGCGTTGCTCTCCGCGAACGCGGCCTCGCTGCCGTCTGACTCGTGCCACTCGACGTCGTGTATGAACGCGACGGGCGCGAGCGACGGATGCACCGCGTCCAGCGCGGCGCGAAGCCACTGCGGGAACGACTCCGGCCCGATTCCGTTGTAGATGGCCGCAAGCTGCTCGTCCGTGTACTTGGCGAGTATCTCGCGGTTCTCCAGCCCGTACTCCTCGCACAGGGCGCGGAGCTTCTGCACTTCGCTTACGGTACTCATCTTCAGTCCTCCTCCCAGATGCAGTTCTTGAGAATCGCCTCGGCATCCTCGTCGGACATCCGGGCGTATGCCTTGATCGCGGCGAGGGCGTCGGAGAACATCTCGTTGTCCTCCCTGAAGTTCTGCGCCGCGAGGTAGTAGTCCCATAGGCCACGCTCCTCGATCCACGTCTTCACCAGCACCCACTTGTCCGCCTCCTTCAGGGCCGCGACGAGCTTCAGCTTGGAAAAGACGCGGGCCTTCGTCTCGGGCGTTTCGGCGGGCACCTGCTTGTAGACGCGGACGATGCTGTCCGCCGCCTCGTCCCAGCCGCTCACCTCGACCGTGCAACCGGCCTCGGCCTTGGGGGGCTCGTCGACGATGCGCTTCCATCCGGCTGCGAGATACGTCTCGGCGGACGGACTCATGACGACCGTTCCATCGTCCTTCGTGATTTTAGCGGGGGCGTATTCGACCTCGCCCCCGACCAGCCTTCCGTAGTTCCTGTTCATGTGTTCTCCTTTCGGTTGTTTCAGAATCTTTCGAGAACCGTCCCGTCGGCGCGGACGATTCCGTCCGTGCCGTGGAAGCGGCAGTTGGAGTTGGCGCCCCACGGGAACTTAGCGCCGTAGCCGGCGACGATGTTCCCGCTCGCCGCCTTCTGCTGGATCTGGTCTATCGTCTTGTCGGATATCCAGATGTCCATCAGGTTCGGCGTGTTGTCGAAGTCCTTGGTGGCGAACTGGTAGACGCTCCCCAGCTTCAACTCGCGGAGCTTCGTACAGCCCTGCCACACGTAGCTCCAGCATGTCCCTGTCGTCTCGGTCGTGTACTTCTCAAGCGATGAACAGTACTGGAACGTACCGTCGTAGCAGATTTCGTTCTTGCCTATCATCACCTCCTTGAGCTTCGAGCAGTATGCGAAGTCGCGCTGTCCCATCCAGTGGCAGTTCGGCGCGATGAACCTTTCCAGGTTGACGGCTTTCTTGAACGCCCCGGAGCGGCTTCCCGCGATGTCGCCAGAGTAGTCAACGAACGAGAGGATGGCAGCGTCGTAAGAGTACTGCGACTGCCCGTCGAGGTTCCTGAGTCCGATGCTCCTTGCGCCCGTGAAGACGATTCTGTACTTCCCGTAGGCTGAGTAGGTGTGTCCGCACGACATATCGCTCGAAACGTACCCAAGCTCGTCCGTCGCCCCGTCGCCCCAGCGAATCTTGACGTCCTTGTCCTTGACGGCATTGAACATGAACTTCAGGAACAAGCCCGTGGATGGTGTCATTTCGACGACCATCTCCGTACCGATGCCTTTCGACTTCCAAAGGCAGAGCCTTGAACCGACCTGCATCACACGGCCCTCCACTGAACGCGGTCAATCCATGCGCAGTCGCTTCCGCGAGACACGCTGCCGTCCTTCACGTAGCGCCACTCGAAGACGTGTTCCCCCGGTCCGAATTCCGTGAAGTTGCAGGTGACATCGCCCCAATCCTGCTCTCCGCTCCACTCGAACTTCTGAACTCCGTCGGCGAAGAAGCGAAGATGGTCCCAGCCGCTTTCGCTCGAGACCTTCCGCCTGAATGCGAGCACGCCGGGGCCTGTGACCGTCCCGAAAAGCGATGTGCTCTGGCTGTCGCCAATCGCGCCGCTTCTTGCGGAGGGAACATCTGGGTTGCCGACGGAATCGTCGAGCGTCCACTTGGCGTTGCCGTCGGTCGTGAACACGACCTCGCCGTTCTCAAGGATGGCCGGGGCGAACTTGTCGACATACACCTCCCACTGCGCGACGAGCCTCGTCACGGACGTCTTGACCGTGTCCGTCGCTACAACCTCAACGCCGTCCTCCGTCGCCCAGCGGACAAATGTGTACCCCCTGCGCGTCGGGACCGGAAGAGAGACATACTTCGCGCCGAGGAGATAGTCCTTTTTCGGGATTTCGACCTCTCCTCCGTTCGCATCGAACGTTATTTCCTGCGCAATCGAGACAGCCTTGCGATGGACAACGAAAAGCCCGTCGTCTGTCTCGGTGAAGGCAAACACATTCACGCCGACGACGCAGTGGAACGTTTCCTCGTCTCCCTCCTCGAACGAGAACGTCTCGCCCGTCGGCACCGCGAACGTCACCTCCGGGACGCTGTCAGCAGTTATTACCAGTCGCAAAATGAAGTCGCGGGCAACGCCCTCGTTCTTCGGCGGGAAGTTGACACGCACGGCGTCCGCCGTCTTCAGCTCCACGCGGGTGACGCTCCTGTCCTGAAGACCGACCGCGCCGTCGGTAACGACCGCCTTGACGAGCGGATAGCCCGCCGATGCTCCGCCGCCACCGCCGGAGCCGCCGCCACCGCCGCCCGACTCGTTGCCGTTCACAATATAGACCATTTCCATGTCAGTCCTCCCTGTCGATCATGATCGTTTCGTTGATGGGGACGTAGTCGAGGTCTTCGGCCTCTTCCCATTTCCCGTAAGCCCACATGACGCGGACGCATCCGTCGGGGTCCTTGTCGATTCTGTGGATCGGGCGCATCTCGCCGGTGCCGAAGCACGCGTAGACGATGCCGCCGTCGTTCTTGATGAGGTACGCCTCGAGCTTCCGCCGCTGGAAATGCTCGCTCGTCGCCTCGAACCCGTAGCAGTCGATCTGAATTTTCATGTCACTCCTTTGCGACGGCGTTTACTGTCTTTCGGGAGACGAGGAAACGCCCGTCCGTCATCTCCGAGAACATCAATACCGCTCTTTCCCCTACGGCCACCTCGCCGAAGACCCCGTCGTCGTCGCTCTCGAACGCGAAGCCGGACGGGAGCGTCCATTCCGTGGCCGCCGCCATCGTGAGCCGCAGGGCGAAGGCGCGTCCGCGCCCGTCCGTCGCGGACGGGAACTGGAATGCGACCGTGCCGCCGTTGAGCGTCACGTCGTTGACGGCGAGGTTCTGGAGCCACACCCTCCCGGACGAGAGGCGCGGGGCGACGAGGGCGAAGGCACCGCCGCCGGGCGAGGCGTTGCGCTCGTCCACCGCGTCCTTGACCCTCGCGAGCGCGTCGCGGATCGCCCTGAACGACGCGAAGTAGGAGTTGCAGCAGGGAACGGGCAGCTCTTCCGGCGGCGTGCCGTCGTCGTACTCATCCGGGGTCACCGCCTTGGCAAGCGCGTCCAGAGCCGCCACGATCCCCTCAAGCTCCTTGAAGTAGGAGTTCGGGTTGTGGAAATCCTCCTCCGGCTCCTCGGGGCGGATTTCATCGCCGTTTACAGCCATCTCAAGATTCCTTTCATTGTTCGGGTTTCGCCCTCGTTCCGCCCCAGTCCTCGTAGAAGAGCGCGCGGAGGGCGTCGCTTGCGTCCTTCACCACGTCGTCGTGGTCGGTGACAAGGCCTTCCTGCCCGTTCATCCTGTCGGGCATCAGGAGTTCGGGGTCATCCGTCCACGCGCCCGTCAGCCCCTTGCAGTCCTGGTAGCACATCCTCGCCCGCGTCATCGTCTCGGGCCACGCGGGGATCGTCCCCGTCACGCCCGTGTTCATGTAGCACTGGTCGCAGGTGACGGCGTTCTTCGGCCAGGGCGGGATCGCCCCGCCGAGGCCTGAGCAGTACTGGTACGTGCCGTCGCACTCCGTGACCGACGGACCCCACTTCGGAATCGGCCCCGTCAGGTTCGGGTTGCGCTCGTAGCAGCAGAATGTCGACCTTATCGACTTGCCCCACGGGATGATTCCGCCCTGGATGCCGCGACCCTCGCGCGATCCCGTCATGCCGCAGTAGGTCCCCTGCGCCGACTCCACGAAGTCGCCCCACTGCACGGGGCGGAGAAGCGGGCGGGCGGAGTATGTCCGCCCGTCCTTGACCGTCCAGCAGTTGGTGAAGCGGAACCACTTGAGGCGCTTGTCGAGCCTCACGCGGTAGTGTCCGGGAGCCGTCCAGTTGTGGTACATCGTGTACTGGCTCCTCGGCCAGTCCTGGACGTTGCCGTCGCCCCAGTCCACGCCCACCGCGTCGAATCCAGCTCGCGGAGTTATGTAGAACTGTATCTGGCAGTAGCCGCCATCGGGAACCTCGATCTCGTCGAAGTCGAGGTCGAAGACCGTGTACTCCTTGAGCGGTTCGCCCGCGAACAACTGCATCATCGCGGCCATCATGACAAGCACTCCTTTCATCACAGTTTAACCAGTTCGATTGCGGGGTCGAGGTAGACGAACCCGCCGGAGGCGTACCACGCGAAGTACACCCTCACGTCCACGGGCGAGACCTCGGCGACGTCCACAGGCATTTCGAGGACGAGCTGCGTGAGGTCGCTGTCGTTGACCCAGACGCTGGCGGAATCGTCCGCCCATCGTCCGTGCAGGGACGAGTAGTACACCTTGCCCTTGACCGTCGCCGAGACGACGAACTGCCTGTACAGCTCGACTGCGGAAGCGTAGCCCTTGAAGGCGATGTGCGCCTTCAGCATGTGCCGACCAGTCGTTGTCGGCGTCAGCTGCATCCCGTTGAAAGGACGCCGCCCCAGCACCATCATGTCCGCCCCCGAGCAGGTGTTGTTCGAGAGCTTCAATGCCGCCGTGCCGCCGCCCGTCCGCTTCACGCTCCACGTGTCGCAGAGGCCGTTCGCGCAACGGAAGGCGAAGTGTCCGTCCGCGCCCTCGCTGTTGCACCCGATCCCCTGGTAGATGTGCTGCGCCTTTGAAGAGGTCGTCGTCATCGGCGCGAGGCTGGCGTTCGACTCGTCCACGAAGACGCTGCCGTAGCTGTCGTATGTCGAGAACACGAGCGGGTCCTCGTTGTAGGCGTAGTCCGGGTTGGACGGATTGCCCTCCATGAGCCTCACGCGGGCGTGCGTCCCGTACTGCGCGTAGAGCGCCTTGCCGGGGAACCACGTCTTGATCGACCTGATGTCCGCCTCGACGTAGGAGAGGACGACGGTTCCCTCGAACTCGGAGTCCGTGAGGCGTATGTTCTCGGCATAGAGCGCCTTGCCTCTCGGCGACTTGACCGTGAGGTTCACGACCTCCATCGCCTTCGCGTACATCGAACAGTCGCTCTGCGAGAACGACATGACGACCGTCGAATAGCTCTCCCGCGTCGATGTCGCGTTCGCGTATGTGCAGGCGTCGCCGATGCCGCCGGTCGTGGCGAGGACGACGGACACGTCCTCGATCCGCTTCACGACGCCGGGGACGTAGTTCCCGGAATAGCAGCGGTTGAACTCGAGGACTGGAGCCTTCGCGTACCACACCTTCGGAAGGTTGACCGACACGGTCTTCATCGCGATCTCGTACACGCCGCCGAAGCACATCATCGAATAGTCGATGGAGAGCGACGTCGGGTTCGTCGAGTCCAGCACCGCGCCCATAGCGACGGCTACGTTCTCGACCGCGCAGTGGATGTAGCCCTGCAAGTACAGGAGCGTCGGGACATGCGTCCCCGACGAACCGTTCATGCGCACGGTCTGCGCGACGTTACGTATGATACACTCCACGCCTTTCTGGTTGGTCCCCGCAAGGTAGAGCGGGTAGGCGTTCGACGTGTAGTCCGTCCATACGGGCGAATAGACCCTCACGTCCTGGACGTTCAGGATGTCCGCGAAGTAGCAGTAGAACCCGCAGGGGTTCTGCGTGTTCCCGGTCAGCGCGTGGTTGATCGTGCAGTCGCGGATGTCCAGCATCCTCGCGTAGTAGATGTACACATACGACTTGAGGCGGCTCGACGAGAGAGCGCCCGTGTATGTGCTTTTGTCCACGTTGACGCCCCGCGACCCGAACTTGCAGTGCTGGAACGAAAAGCATCCGATTCCCGGCGACGAGGTGTAGTTGAACTTCAGGATGTACTGGTCGGCGTTGATCCCGTCGCGGAAGAGGTAGACGCGATGCAGGAGAAACACGTTCGCATTCGGCATGGCGAACGATCCGCTCGCAGCCGTCGACTGGACGTTCGCGTACTCCGCCGAGTCGCCGCCCCACGCGCTCTTCGCCTCCGACGGCACCAGCTCGTACAGCTCGTCGCTGGCGTTCGGCATCCCGAGGATGAGCAGGTTCTTTATCGAGCTGTTCGTGCCGTTGGGGATGACCGCAGCCTTCGTTTCCGCCGTCCGGCGGATGAGGTAGCACGTGTTGTCGGCGAAGGACGCGGCGGTCGAAGGCAGCGCGTTGAGCGCCTGCGCTGGCGTCGTGCCGTTCCCGCTCGATGTCTTAGAGGGGTCGACGTACACCACGCTGAAATCTATGTTCGCATATCGCATTGTTTCTCCTTTCAGCCGATGAAGGCCGAGTAGTTCGGAAATCCATCAAGCAGACCGAGCGTCTGCGGTTCAACCATTTCAAGGCCGGGCATCGCGGACGGCGAGCCGCCGCCGTTGGTCCACGACGAGAGTCGCGTCCTCCCGTTGATCGTGGCGTAGCGGTTCATCTCGTCTACCGAGACCCCGGCCTCCTTAAAACGGACGATCACCTCTCCGGCGATTCCCTGCCTTATCGTCGCGTTCTCGAACACGATGCGCGAGACCTGCGCGACCGACGTGTCAGCGTCCGCGACGAGGACGTCGCCATAGACGGTCGAATCGTCGCCGAGGTACTTGACCCACGACGCCCCCGCGAAGTCAGCGAGGGTCGGCGTCTCCACCGGCTCGTCGGTCTGTATCTCCGCCCTGTACTTGCGCGAGGCGGCGGGCAGAAGCGAGAAGCCCCGCCCGTCCGTGTTCTCCGCGTAGGCGACGTAGAGGTACGACTCGTGGCCGGTCTCGCCAGCGGGACCGCGCGGTATCTTGAAGTTGAGGACTGCGTCGCTCGCAGTCCCGGAGTTCGTGACCTCCGGCTCCTCGTCCGTACCGACCGATTCGACGGTCCCGACGCGGACCGTGGCGGCGTTGCCCCTGTCGCCCTTGGGGATGGTGAAGCGGAGCCTGGCGTCGTTCGGCGTTCCGTAGTTCACGACCCTCGCCTGCGTACCGGCCTCGCCCGTCGTCACGCCGTCCACGTGAATCTCTGCGGCATACCCCGTCGGTCCCCTGATTATCGGCACGGGGTCGCTCCAGTCGCGCCCAACCTCCCGGTTGCGGAAGCGGAACAAGATGGGCGGCGGGATTTCCACCTCCGCCTCTCCCTCGCCACGGTCGTAGTATTCGTCGAGGGGAAGCCACTCCCTCCCGTCCGCCGAGACTTCGATCTCGAAGGACGCCGCGAACAGGGCGCGTATCTGCGCGGCGGAATAGCTCGCGTCGGACACGGGGGCGGGCGTTCCCGTCCCGGCGTCGCAGCGCCTGTTCCGGATCGATATGTCGAACTGGAGGAGAAACCCCGGTGTCGTCTCGCCGGTCTCGAAGCCCGCAAGCTCGCACCCGAATGTCGCAGACTCGTTCTTTCCCAAGGCCGCGATCAGCTCGGTCGTGTTCGTCTCGGTAAGGGGAACCCTAACGGAGTTGCCCTCTACCGTAATCCCCTCGGTCACGCGGAGCTGCGGCGTCGTTGCCGTGTCCCAATCGTCCGCCACGGCAAAGTCCCACGAGGCGTATGCCCCAAGCCCGTCGAGCGGCTCGCCGTTCGTGTCGACGAGCTTCAGCACAAGCTCCGCCCTCATCCCACGGGTGAGCGCGGGCAGGGACGAGACCGCCTGGTTCCATTCGTCAACGAGCGTTCCCTTGACGGATGCCGCCCGCAGGTACATTGTTATCGTCTGCATAAGTCATCCTCCTGTCGTCTTTGCGCGGAAGCGAAAGCCGTTCTCGCATTCGTAGTCGAGGAACGTGTACATCCTGCCCTCGTAGCCGCGTTTTGCGCTTCGCCGCCACGTCGCGACCCCCTCGCTGTCGAAGTCGCTCTGCGGAACGACCTCGTTGCGCGGGATCGAGTCGATGTCGCCGAAGGTGAAGTCAACGTCCAGCGGGTCCTCGACGTGCGCCCGCTTGAGATTGAGCCCCCGAGTGAAGCCGCTCTCGCCCGTGTCGAACACGGACGTCGCCAGTTCGTTCGACCATCCCGTCGGACCGGTCGGCGGGCCGAGGACTGCGGCCGCGACGATGTCGACCTCGCGTCCCGCGAGCCATCTTCTGATTCTCCTGAACCGATAGGCCACCGAGTATGCGTAGCCGCAGTAGCCATCCTTGTTGTCCTCCGGGTCGCCTTCGTAGTCGGGGCGGGGACATTTCCAATGGTTGTTCCCGCTCCATGCGTAGATGCTCGGACGTGACCCGATCTTGCCGTTCGACTCGCTCGGCTGGTTTTCCCCGAAAGCCTGCTCGAACGCCTTGCCGATGGACTCGTCGAAAGGCGGATCGTGTTCGGAGCCTGTCCGCGTGAGCGTCGTCCCCCACGCGTCGTAGCATTGCACGACGTGGAGGCAGCAGATGGCGTTCCTTATCTTCCGCAACCACTCGCCGCCATGCTCCAACACCGCGCCCCGCGAGGCGTTCATGAAGCACTCGCAGTCCTCCTGCGTCACGATGTCCGTCAGGCGCATGACCCTCGGGAAGTCCGAGAAGTCCTCCTTGTACACCTCCGGGTCGAGGTTGTAGTAGAAGCGGCAGAGGTACTCCAGCTCCCGTATGATCCGACGGAGCAGGTCGGAGTTCACCGCCTTCCACGGCGAAATGCGGAGGATGTCGTGGTGGGACGCGTAGTATCCCTCCTGCGGCGCGGCCATCCTCTCCATGAAGGCGTTTCGCAGCGCCATCACGTAGTGCGCGCACCTCGGGTCCGGGTCGTTCCAGTCCATCCCGAAGTCGTCCCAGGAGCGCGGCTCCTCGTAGCTGATCACCTCCATATTGCAACCTCCCCGAGGTACGCCTTCGTCGTCTCGTCTCCACGGACGTGGTTGACGTATGTGACGGTGATGTCGCTCCCCTCGGCCTCCGAGTCCTCGTTCCTGCAGAACTTGAACGTGACCGACCCTCCGACCTTCGGCTCGTCGCCCTCGTGCCAGCCCGCGCCGGAGCCCACCTCGCCGATCACCCACTTGCCGTAAGTGTCGGAATACTTGATCCTCCCGTAGGTGTAGTGACCCTTTACCTTGGCGTATGAACGGGTGAAGTATTCGTAGCCGCCGGAGCGGAAGCGCGGAAGGCCGAGGATCTTCTCGCCGCTCGCGCCGTCCTGCGCCTCGTACACGCCGCACTCGTTGTTCGACGTCCACCGCTTCCACTTGGCGGTCATCGACTTCGGCTCCTTTCCGTAGTTGCTGCCCCGCCCGACGAGTTCTACCTCCGAGTCGGGATTGTACGGCGGAGATGTGAAGGAGTAGAAGGCGTCGCCCTCCGCCTTGTACTCCCCGGTGTCGTCGTCGTAGGAGTAGTTCTCCTCGATTGGCTCGTAGCCGGGGAACTTTCCCTGCATGTACACCCAGCCATACTCAATCGAGTTGTACACGTAGCCCGACCCGCCCGACCACCAGATGTAGCCGTTGATCGTGGAGTACTGCGGCGTCAGCTCCCGCCCGTCAATGACGAGGGAGAAGGCGAACGACCCCTCGGTCATCACGTAGTACCCCCAGCGGGAATCGCCCGCCCTGAACGCGAAAAGCCTCGCGTCCCTGCCGACGCCGCGCCAGATTCCCTCCGGCGGCGTGAAACCCGGAACTTCGGGGATGCGCAGCAGCGCGGGAACGTACATGAAGCTCATTCGTCGTTCCCTCCCGTTGCGTGCAAAAGCGCCTTGTGTCCGATTATCCACGTCCCGCTCGGAAGGTCGGAGTCGAGCGCGATGTCCGGGACGAACAGAACGGCGGAGAGTTCGACCCCGCCCTCGTCGCCGCGTCCGTTCGGATAGACCTGGACGGTATAGCCCGACTGCGCGGTGCCGCTGACGACCTTGCACATCGCGACGCGCTCGTCGGCCTTGCCGCCGCCAGCGCCGCCGAGCTGGAGGACGCACCACTGCAACCCCGATCCGCCGGCCTTCCACAGGATGCGGGCGACGCCCGTCTCGGACGATTCGAGGGCGCCGTCGTCCGAATTCGCCTTCGGAACCGCGTACTGGTCGTCGGCCGACTGGACCAGAACCTTCGCGGGCGTGAGGCCGAGGAGCATCGCCCGCCCGATTTCGTGCGCCGCGATCGGCTCAAGGAGGACCGCATACGGCATGTCCTCGCGCTCGGCGATCATCCTCTGCCCCTCGAACACCGTGGGGCACGAGACGAACTCGTCCTCGTTCGCGCTCGGGGATACCGCCACACCCGTTATGACGAGCGCGGAGAAGCGCGGGTAGTCCCGGTCCTCCATGTTCTTCAGCGGGACTATGCCGCCGCCGACGCCAGACCTGATTCCTGCCCCCAGGCTGTTCTGCCTCGCTTCCTTCACGAAGTTGGCGGCGTCGACAAAGCCGTTCCAGGTCGAGGCCTTGATGACGACCTGCTCTCCCTGCCTCACTTTCTCCACAGCCGCCTCCTTTCAGCATTGATGGCTGAACTGTGTTCAGCCTGTTTCAGTTCCCGATGCCGAGGTTTCCGAAGTCTCCCTCCGGGTACACCATCTCGACGTACACCCCGACGGGCTTCTTGACCACGTTCTTGCCGCCCTCGGCCACCTTGTCGGCGTAGCGCACCCAGAGGTAGTCCCAGCCGTACTTGCGCGTCACCTGTATGTCGCCCACCTTGAAGCCCGCCCTGTTGGGCGAGACCGCGAACCGGTAGGTGATCTCCCACGGGGCGGACGACTTCTTCGACCGCTTGGTGCCGCTCGCCCCGAGGAAGAGAACCTCGCCCGCCGAGAAGCCCCTGAAGCCGGAGCGGTTCACCGTCCCCGTGAGGGAGGCGAGCGTCTTCTTGTACGAGGTCGAGACGCGCGAGCCCGACAGGGTGTGCGTCTCGGTGAAGTTGAGGACCGGCATCGTCACGTCCACGCCGTTGACGTTCCCCTCGTTGTCCACCTCAATCGCCCCCGCGAAGTCGGGCGCATTGTTCGGATAGCGCCCGTCGGTCTTGAGCGACTGGTTCAGGTGCTTCGTGCCGCCTCCCGTGTCAAACGCGAAAACTGTCGTATCCTCGTCGCCACCATCGTCGTCCGGCTGCTCGCCGCCGTCGTCCACCTCGTAGACCGCCTTGACCTTCCACGTGGTGGCGTTGATGCGCTCCACGACCTCGATGGACTCGAGGCTCATGCCGGCGACCGACTTGACCCTCGGCCTCGCGGCGGCGAGCGCAGCCGACTCGTCGGCGACGTTGAACACGAGGTACGGTATCTCGACCTCCGTGACGTTTCCCTTGGCGTCGATTGTCTCGTCGCGCTCGGTGTACGCCTCCTCGACCCTCACCTCTGCCATAGAATCTCCTTTCCCCGCGACATGAATGTCGCGGCACAGAACATCACTGGAACGTAAGCGCAGAGCCTCCCGCCCCGTCCTTCAGGAGTTCAGCGGTTTTCTTCGTGTGCTTCACGATCTCCTGCGTCGCCGTGAGCATCCGCTGCTCCATCTGGGAGCCGCGAAGCGACTGCGCGGCGTTCGCGTAGAACGTGCCCTGCGGCTTTGCGACCGACGTCTGCTTCGCCGTCGCCTCCTGTGCGGAGCGGAGCTTCGACTCGTACTTGTCGACGAGGCTTTCCGCGAGCGAATAGGCGTCCTGCGCCTTTCGGATTCGAGCCGTCTCCTCGTCGGAAACGTCGCCATCCTCCTGTGCCTCCGCGAGAGCCTTCTGGAACTCGGCCTTCGCCTGCGTCGCAGCTAGCTTCGACTGGTTGATGAGGTCGGCGAGGAGCTTCATGCCCTTGGCCGCGTCGTCCTTGAGGGCGGCATCCACCTTGCGGTCCGTCTCGCCCTCGCTCCGGCGCTGGGCGATGTCCTCCGCCGTCTGGTCGAATCCTTCCTGGAGGTCGGCTATCTCCTTGTCGAACTTCCGCTTCGCCTTGGCCTCCGCCGTCTTTATTCGGCGTTCGGCTGTCGCGTCCGCCTCGGCAAGCCGTCCCTCAAGGTCGGCGATCTTCTCCAGGTCCTTGTCCTTCTTTGACTTCTCGTAGGAGAGCATCGTCGATATGAGAGCCTTGTACTCGTCGCGCAGCTCCCGTATGTCCGAGACCTCGTTCTCGAGTTCGCTCCGCGTCTCGCGAATGAGCTTCTTCTCGATCTCGGCGGCTTTCTTCGCGGCGGAGTCGGCCTCGTCCATCGAGGCGTGCTTCTCGCTCCGCCCGGTCTCGACCCTTTCCTCCAGCTGCTCGTGTTCGGTCTTGCCGCCCGTCAGGGCGTCCTTGTCGCCGCCACGGATGGCCTCCAGTCTCTTCTCCGCCTCGAAGATCTTGTCCATCTCGGAGCGTATCTTCTCGCCGTTCGCGTGGATGTCGTTCGCAGCCTTGCTCATCCTGAACGTCACCGTGTTCCAGGCGTTCACCCAGAAGCCGGTCAGGGAGTCGTTCTCGTCGTGGAGTTCGCGGATGTTCTTCCGCGCCTCGTCGATCTCTGCCTCTATCTGGTGGATCGCCTGCGCCTTCATCGCCTCGTTGAAGCGGCTCTGCGCGTCGGCGGCCATCGATATGGACTTGGACGCATGGTCGATTGCGATTCCGAGGTCGCCGTAGCGTCCCTTGAGCTGGTTTGCGAGCTTCTCCGCCTCCTGCATCTCGGCGTTGGAGAGCGATTCCTTTTCCGCAAGCTGCGTCAGCCGCTCCATGCGGAGCTGGTCGGTCGCCCGGAGCTGGTCTCCCTTGTCGCGGAGCTTCCCCATCTCATCGGACAGGCTTGCCGTGTGCTTGGTGGCGCTCGCCATGTAAGCACACAAACCGCCCAGCGCGGCGACCACGCCGATCAGCACCCATGTGATCGGGATCGCGCAGAACGCGGTCGCCGCTGCAGAAGCCGCGAGATAGCCTGCCGCCACCACCTTGGTGGTCGCGGCAAGGGCGACGTTCGCCGTAGCCGCCACACCCGCCGTCAGAGCGGCTTTCGCGTGGGATAGGGTCAATGCCCGACCGACCGCCGCGAACGCCACGTGCGCCGCCGTAGCCGCCTTTGCCGCGATTGTGCCGATTGTCTCGGCGGCGGCGTGGGCTTTTGCGCTCACGGTCGCCGCAATTGTCGCACCGTTCAGGCTTCTCAAGGCGGCTGTCACCGCCGCGAACCTCGATGCCAGCGCCGATTTCGCTGCTGCCGCCGCTTCCGCGTTCGACATCAGCACCAGACTCGCCGCTATCTGCTTCGCCCGGCTGTCGATTGGCAGGTTCAGGGCGGCCAACAGGCGGCTCGTACCGACCATAGCCGGGATTGCAGCGTTGCGGTAGTCCGCAAACGCCCGCGCCATCAACGAAAACGCCCCCTGTACGAGGACTCCTTTGCCCGCAAGTGCCGCCTGGACTCCCGCGAAAGCGGAGAACACGCCCGACAGTGCTCCAATCCCGCCCGAAAGCACACGGCTCACCGTGCCGATAGCGAGCAATGACGCGCCAAGGGCGGCTATCGAGCCTACCGTCACGGCGACCGAGGCGACAAGCCCCTTGTTCGCCTCGATCCACTTCATGAACGAGTTGATGACCGCCGTTATCCGCTCGACCATCGGCTTGATCGTCGAGTTCAATGCCTCGCCGGTCGCGTTCATCGCGCCCTCTACAGCGCTCTGAAAGAGGCGGAACGACCCGCCGATACCGGCGTCCATCGCCTTGGCGGTCGCGTCCGCCTGGCCGGAGACGTCCTTCAGCTTCGCGAGGAACGCGTCCAGCTCCTTCACGTCCTTTGTGAGCGACATCCCGGACATCATGCCCCGGACGTCGAACACGTCCTTCATGAACGCGAGCCGCTCCGCCGTCGGGAGCTGCTTCGTGGCGATTGCGATGTCGCGCATCACGTCCGACATCTTTCGGAGATTGCCGTTGGCGTCCGTCGCCTCGACCCCGACCTCGCGGAGCGTCTTCTGTACCTTCACGTCCGCGAACTGGACATACGCCTTCCGAAGAGCCGTTCCAGCGAGGGAACCCTTGACACCCATGTTCGCCATGACTCCGAGGGCAGCACACAGCTCGTCGAGCGTCTCGCCCGCAGCCGCCGCCTGCGGCCCCGCCATCTTCAGCCCCTCGAAGAGGTCGGTCAATGTCTGCGCCGACCCGTTCGCGGTCGCCGTGAGGATGTCCGAGACCTTCGACATCTTGGACGCCTCAAGCCCGAAGATGCGCATCGAGTTGGCCGCGATGTCCGCCGACTCCGAAAGCTCCGTGCCGGTCGCACGGCTCAAATTCAAAACTGAGGAGATCGAGGCTTCGATCTCCCCACGGTCGAATCCCATCCGACCCAGCGCGATCATCGCGTCAGCCACTTGCTGCGCGGTGAAGGACGTCTCCCGCCCCAGCCTCTGCGCCGTCTTGGTGAGGCTGTCGAAAGCCTCGCCCGTCGCGTTCGTCACCGCCTGGACGAGACGCATCTTGTCGTCGAAACCCGCGAACGACTTTTCCGCCATTGCGAAAGGAAGCGACAGGGCACCGCCGAAGGCGAGCATGTCGCGGCCAAGCGCCGTGCAGGTCTTCCCGAAGGCGCGAAGCTCCGCCTGCGCACCCGCGAGGTTCTTGCGGAACCGCGAGGTCTCGGCGGTCACCTCGACATACGCCTTGCCCGCCTTGATGTTGGCAGTCGCAGCCATCCGCTACCTCCTTTCGGGTTCCGATGTGTTATTCGCAGCGAGGAATCTCCCCGCTGCCTTTGCGAAGTTTGAGACCTCGCTCTTCGCGCCATGCGCTTCCGCATATTCTGCGGCGGCTTTTGCCACTTGCTCCGCAAGGACTACCAGCCGCTCCCAGTCGTACCGTTCCGTCATGGCCGCCTCCTCACGAACGCGGCCACAAGCGCGTCCTTCATGTCGGCCCCTCGAAGGACTATCTTCTTCTCCTTCGGGACGAACGGGTTGAAGTCGGCTGGCTTGAACGGCTGTCCTCTCTTAGGGTCGCGCTGGAGGTTCGCCATGAGAGCCATCTGCGAGGACGCTATTCCCCACTCGAACCTCGCGCGTCCGTCCGCCATCAGCGCGAGTTCGCGCAACGTGAGCGGGTTCGGGTCTACTCCGCAGATCCCCGCGAGGCGGCAGGCGGTTTCAAGGAGGTCTTCAGCCGCTCCTCGAACTCGGGGCTTTCCAGCACCTTCTGGAGGACTTCCGCGCTCTCCCGCTCGTACTTCCTTGCGAGGTCGACCGCCTTCCGAAGATACAGCCTCCTCGCCCCTGGGAAAAAATCGACGAGTTCGTCGAGGAACGCCCTCGTCGCCTCCTCGATGGATTCCCCCGCGAGGGACGATCCGAAGTCTTCATCGGTCACCCCGGCCGGCTTCGCCTGTCCCTCGCAGAGAACCCAGAGAATGTCGACGAGCAGGATCGGGTCGTTTGCGACGCGCTCCAGCGTGTCGGTGGAAACGCTCCCGTCCTTGTTAGCGGAAATGACGTTCACGAGGTCGATCCCGAGGACGTCCCTCACGCGCTTCATCTGCCGGATGTTCAGCTCGACATCCCAGACCCGCCCCTTGTTGTCGGTAAATGTCTTCATGTGCCCATTTCCTTTCCTTTGAAGGTTTCAAAGAAAGCGGCCCGGTTACGAGCCGCCTCCGTCCTTCCAGGTCGGCGCGCGAGAGACGAGCGTCGGCTTGCACGTGACGCTCACCGTGAGCGCCTCCTCCAGCGGTTCGGAACGCGAGAACGACGTCACCACGAAGTCGGCGTCGAGGCCGTTTCCGTCGCCGTCGGACGCGAACAGGGCGATAGCCGTGTTGTTGAAGTAGGCGTTCTTGATCGCCTTGAAACCGGCGTCCGCCGTGTCCCAGACCATCTCGAACTCAAGGGACGCGTCCTTCAGCGTCGCCGCCGTGATTCGCCAGCCCTCGGCGGCGCGGGTCGTGATGTCCGCCTCGCCCGTTTCGAGGTTCAGCGTGACGTCCTTGCAGTTCTTCATCTCCGAGCTGGCCGTCGAACCGGCAGCGCCGTGGAAGAGCTTTGCATCAAGTCCAAGTTTGTATGCCATTTGGTTTTCTCCTTTGTGTGTTCAAATCACTTCACAGCTCCGTCCCACATCTTGGCGAGGCGGGGCGCAGATTCCTTGAGCGACGGCCCCATGAGGGGTCTCTTCGGATAGCGTTCCTTTCGGTACTTGCCGCCGAATTCGTGTGCGGACATCGACTCGCCGACAAAACTGAAGCCGGGTCCGACAAGGACGGACTTGCCGTCGCGCTCGACGCCGAAGAGGATGCCTCTTTTCAGGAGTCCCCGCCTCGAATGGGGCGGCTGCCCCGGCTGCGACGGCTTGGGGCTTGTGAGAACCTTGCGCCGCGCGACAGTCCTCACGTATGCGCCCGCACGCTTCAGGAACTCTCGGCTCGCCCTCGCGATCCAAGCGACAAGGCCGTCCTCGTCGAACTCGACCACCGACTTCATCCCGCGCCCTCCGCCACGCGGTGTTCGTTGACCTCCTTGAAGAGGAGTTCGACTATCCCCGTGAACTGGCGGCGGTCCCTCATGTGGTCGGGGACGTACAGCGGGGCGTGATTCGCCTCGACGCACTTGGCTCCACGCACGGTCGTGTGCAGGAAGTCGAGCGCAAGTGTCTGGACGTAGCTGACGAGATCGACGAGTTCGTCCTCCGTAGTCTTCCTGAGAACGCCCACCTGGACGGTGAGAAAGTCCTCCCTGAACCCGCGAGCAAGCATCTTGTGCTTGATCCCTACGGGAACGACCACGATGCGCGTCCGCTCCTTCACGTCCTTCAATGAGTATTCGGGCGCAAGCTCGACGTCCGCCTCGCCGATCCGCTCGGCGACGCCATGCGCAAGGCTGATGATGTCAACCATGTTCCGCCTCCAGTTCCGCCGCTAGTGCGACATTCCCTTGACCACCTCGAAGACGAGCGTTCCCACCGCCGAAAGCAGCGAGATTATCGCCGCCCCCATCGCCGCGTGGAGAGTCTTCTGCAAGCCGGTTGCCGTCGCGCAGGGCGGCGTATGGTGCGCCCCGTCGGCGAAGTGCATCTTCACCATGCCCTTGAGTTCGGCAATGTCCATTCTCGCCCGCGTCAGACCCTCCCAGAGTTCGGGAAAGCCCGGCGGCATTCCGGGGTTGTGTTCGTCCTTCTCAGCCATGATCCTATCCTCCCGTATGCTTGGTGTGGATTCGATACGCCGTGTGGAACGCGTCGCTCCACCGCCATGCCGGTTCGCCGTTCGGACTCAAGACTTCGTATGTGTTCCCAAGGAACTCGATCTCGTCGCCGACCTGCGGTTCGAAGTCGATCAGCGCCTTGCCGACAATGAAGTCCCGAGTCTCGATCCGCGTCCAGATTCCGTCAACGTCCGTAGAGCGGAACACGGTCCGCCCGACAACCGCCTTGACGGTCTTCGCGTCGCCTCCGAGCCGCTTGTACACGACGTCGGAGGCGACGCTTGCCATCTGGATTGCGCGGAGGGTCTCGATTCCGCTCTTGATCATGGCTTACGACAGCCCCTGGCTGAGCCTGACGAACACGGTGGGGTCGGAAGCGCCCGCAAGGGCGACCGCGTGGCCCATCTTGACCGAGCCGGACGCTCCGGCGGCGACGGCCTTTCTGTTGGTCGCGTCCCACGCGACCTCCATGCCGACCGCAAACGCTGCGCCGCTCGCCTTGGCGACTTCGTACACGCCGGTCAACGCCAGCGCGCCAAGCTCCGCCACCTTGATGTCGAGCTTCGCGACGCCGACGAGCTTGTTGGCGAGAACGACCACGTCGCCCGCCGCGACGTCCGCCATAGGCGTGTAGTCGATGGCGTCGCCCCTCTGAACATACCTTGCATCCATTTTCGGATTCCTTTCTCGATTGAAGTTGAAGAAGGCCGCAGGCCGGAGCGGGGGAAGAAACAAACAAAGAACCCCGCCCCGGCCCTGCGGCAGATTGCCTTAGGCCGCCGCGCCGTTCGCCTTGAGCATGCCGCGATGGTCCTGTTCGCGGATGCCCACGTCGAAGTACACGCGGAACCAGATTCCGAGGACGTTGAAGTCCAGGTCGCCGCGCTCCACGGTCGGCGTGCGCTTGCCCTTGAGATAGCCGATCTCGAAGGTGTCCACCGTCCCCGGCTTGCCGAAGAGATACCACGCCGTCTCGCTCGCGCCCGCGTACTTTGCGTTGGAGAGGTACGGGCTGGAGACGATGGAGAGGTTCTCCTCCGCGAGGACGTTCAGCGTCGGGCGGATCGTCTGCTCCGCGCCGCCGGACATCATCAAGGCCGCGCCGCGCGTCAGCTCGACCGCGAGGAACTTGAGAGCCGTCGGGACGAGCAGAATCGAAGGCTCCACCGAGATGGGCTGTCCGTCCGCGTCCGTCTGGTCGAGGAACGCCTTGATCGCCTTCTTGAGGGAGTCCGCAGAGAGGGCGGAGTTCGCGCCCGTCAGGAGGTTCCTGTGGTTCGTCGAGAAGAGCGGCTTCCCGTCCGTCATCGTCGGGTTGGCGAGCAGGCGCGTGAAGAAGAGCTGGTCGACGAGACGCGCCGCGCGGTTGCCCATCGCGGTCGGCACCTTCAGGAACGCGCCGAGGTCGTCGTTGATGATCATCTTCCTGGTCAGGCAGAACTTCTTGGCGTAGGTGTCGAGCTGGTTCACGGCCTTCTCCTCGGAGACGCCGCCGTCCTTGATCTCGCCGTCCGCGCCGATGGGCTTCAAGTCGCCGATGTCGGTCAAACGGAAGCGCTCGTTCTCCTTGAAGTCGGAGAGATCGGCGCTGGTGCAGAGCCTCGTCGCGATGATCGGCTGGGCGCGGTACGCCTGCAGAAGCTTCTTCTGCGCGACGTTGGAGAGGATTCCGGGGAGCGACACCGTCGAGAACGCCGCCTTGATGGACGTGTTGTCGAAGGTGCGGGGGACCGCCATGCCCTCGAGCTTCATGCACTCGGCGAGAAGCCCGGAAAGCGGAATGTCGGAGTCCTTCATCGCGGCCTCGACAGTCTCCTCGCCCATCTCCTTGGCGAGCGTGTCGCCGTCGATGCCGGCGCGGAGCGAGAGCGCCGCCTCCAGCGTCTTCGCCGTCATGCCGGACGTCTTCACCGTCACGGTCGGGGCGGAGGTCGTGGGCTGCTTCTCGCGGTACGCCTTCAACACCGCCTCGTTGACCGCGTTCCTGTCCCAGCCCTCGGCGATTGCCTTGGCCTCGATGTCGGCGAACTCTCCGCCGCACACGGCCTTGATCATCGCGACGCGCTCGCGCTCCGCCTTGATCGCGTCGGCGGCTATCGCCTTTGCGTCGGGCATCGGCGCGGATGGCTTCTCGACCGTCGCGGCTGCGGCCACGGTCTTTGGCGTCGCGGCCGGCGTCGCGGCGCTCGGTGTCTCGGCGGGCTTGGCAGCCGCCGTTGCTGCTGCGGGCGTCGCAGGGGTCGCGGGAGTCTCCGTTCCCTGTCCCCCATTGCCCGTTCCCTTGTTTTCAGGTTCCATTATGGAGTTTCCTTTCAGTTCGAGTTTTGCCGTGACCTTCATGTGTGTCGAGCGGTCCGCGCCCACGGCGACGACGGAGACCTCCCGCAAAGTGGATTTCGTTACGTGGTAGAACGGGGCTTCGTGTTCGACTCCGTTCACCTTCCTCTTTCCCTGCTGGACAAGCTCGGCGGCTTCGACCTCTGCCCCTATCGAGAGCTGCCAGTCCGCGCCCGCCTTGCCCTGCGCGACGATTGCCTCGGCGAGCTCGCCCGCCGCGACGATTTCGCCGGACATTGCGAGATGCCCGTCGGCGATCTTCGCCCTGACGAGCCCGACGCGCCCCAGCGTGTGGTTCTCGTGGTTTGCCAAGAGCGGCACGGATTCGGGAACAACCATCCCAGACAAGTCCACGACCACGGGGTGCGACCATCCAAAGAGGCGCATCTTCCCGCCACCGTAGGCGAGTCCCGCGACGGTGTGCTTGCCGCCAGCACCCTGTGCTGCGGATATTTCTAGGTATTCACTCTTCGCTTCCATCTTCGTCTTTCTCCTGTTGAGATTGTTCCTCGGGTATTCCGAGTTCCTTCATAAGCTCGCGTTCCTTGGCGATCTGCCGAAGCTCGACCTCCCAGTCGCGTCCCTGCTTGGCGTACTCGATTGCGAGGTTCGTCGTGCGCGACTCGAGCCGCTTCTGCTGCGCGGTCGCCTCCTTGGAGGGATCGACATGCTCCTGTCCGTCCCAGAACCAAACGTGGCGGCAGTCGCAAAGATCGATGCCGCTGGCGGTCGCAAGGTTCCATTCCTTGAGCCACGGCTCCAGAATCCTGTCGAGGACTTCGGCTTCCATGAACGACTGGTCAACCTTCAGCGCCTTGTAGTAGGTCTGGTGGTCGAGCCTGCCGCTTGCGTAGTTGTAGCCGGACGAGTTGCCAGCGGCGATGTTGAAAGGCATCGAAAGACACCTTGCGATCTCGTTCAATATCTCGCGCTTGAACTCGCCGTATGTCGTGACCGGCTGCTTCGGGTCGACCTGGCTCATCTTCCAGCCGCCCGGCATCGTGAGGAGCATGTTCCGCTCGAGCTGGATCGTGTCCATCGCCTCTACGGAATCGGCCTCGCCGTTCGCGGGCGCGTCCGTGTAGAGGATGCCGGAGAAGTCCGCAGCCGCCTCCGCCGCGCTCACCACCGCCAGCGTGAACCGGCGGAGATGTGCAAACAGAGGAAGCGCAGCGGTAATCTCCGGGATTCCGCGATGCTGCTCGGGACGATCCTGCCGGAACACGTGGATCATGTTCTCTGCCTTGATAGTCACGAACTCAGCGTCGAACGAGTCTGTCCCGCCGGGGTGCTTCTTCAGCACCTTGTAGGACTTCGGGTTGCCAAATTGGTCGAACGCGACGCCGTCTATGCAGTTCGGATCGACTGTCAGTTCGTCATCCGTAACCCGGTCGGCTTCGATGAGCTGCATGTCGAGCGTCACGTTCGTTTTGAGCATCGGGTTCCTGGCGAGGAGAACGAACGCCTCTCCGTCCTGGCAGCGGGCCATTCGTATGGTCCGCAGCTTGGACGCGAGGTGCGTCTTCTTCGCCCACACCTGGAAGTCGTGCTCTATCTTCCTGTTGGTCTCCTCGTCTTCGAGGAGCATCTGGAGTCTTGGCCCCGTCCCTATCGTGTCCTCCGCAAGCGTCTTCACGATGCCGCGAGCGTAGGAGTTGTTCTGCACCTCGTACCTTGCGCGGGTGCGGAGAATCTTGCGGACGTTCGAGTCCGCCTCTGCGTCCGCTGAAAGGAATTCCGCCGCGCCCCAGTGCTTCGCGTTGTCCTTCGTCGTCTGGGCGGCGTCGAACCTTGCGCGGAGAAACCTCGCGAGGAGCGACGACCTCGCCTTCGCGTCCTTCTTCTTCGATGGCCACAGCCTCATACCGCGCCTCCTCCCGCCGCCATCTTCGTGATGCGAATCGGCAGCCTTTTCCCCTTGAGGGCGTTCTTCGAGGCGAGGTAGTTGGCCACCTTGATGAGGTCGCCGACCGACTGGTTCGTCACCCGCTGTCCGTCAACCTCCACCTCCTTGGGCGAGGTGAGGAGCCGCTCCATCGCCTCTTCGAGGGACTTCTCGTCCATAGTCTTCAAACTCCTTTCCCGCTGCGACGGCGGATATCCTCTCGCCGATCCAGCGCATGACGTTTACGCACATCGAGTTCCCGCACACCTTGTGGCGGAATCCGTCGGGTGCGTGCGCCTTGCCTTTCCACGGAATGTCCGTCCAGCCGTCCGGGAAGCCCATGAGCCGCTCTGATTCGACCGGGAGAAGTCTCCGCAGCTGGCATGGCGTGCATACGGCGTTCACGTGGCTTGAGCGCAATGTGTACATCGCCGCGCCCGCCTCGTCGTAGCATTTCGTCTTGAGGTTCTTCGTGCGCCCCTCGATGTTCATCATGTCTATCGGGAAGCACTCTCCCGAAGCACATTCTCCAGCGTCGTCGGAAGCGGATACCCAAGGCGCTCTGCGCGGGCAAGCATCGCCTCCGCATAGTTCGCCGCCAAGCAATGCTTCTGCGGCACTTTGCCAGCGATCACGACATCCGACAAGGATGACACGACGCCTTCGCTGCGGCACCGCCCTTGGAAATGCGGAAACTCTGGTATATCGAGCGTCCAGCACTCGCCACGAAACGCCAACGCGTCCGGGCGCGTTGGTGACGATCCCCGCGTTTCCCCATCCGCCGTCTGGGACTTTGACATCCCATCCGACGAGTTCGGAGAGGAATGCCGCGAAGTCGCGCCCGCCATTGATGGCAAGGACGGCTGGGACGTTCTCCCAGACCAGCCATCTCGCATCCGTCCTCTCAGCCAGGCGGACAAACTCGATTGCGAGGCCGCCCCTCGGGTCGGCGATTCCTCCGCGCTTGCCGCCTGTAGAGAACGACTGGCAGGGCGTTCCGCCGACAAGGAGGTCGATGTCTCCATCGTATCCTCCTTTCCGTATCTTCGTGAAGTCGCCGAGGTTCGGAACCCCAGGCAGACGGTGTTTCAGCACTTCGGACGCGAACGAATCGGTTTCCGAGACGAACGCGCATCGCCAGCCAAGGGGCCGCCATGCGACACTCGCAGCCTCGATTCCGCTGCACACGCTCCCGTAACGCATGGCGGCTCCCTCCTCCTCGGCTTGGTTTTTCTACTGGCGAATTTCCTATGACGGGGCACCCTTACGCAAATGATTGATTCCCCCCACTCTCTTATACGACGTTTGGTACAGGGTTTTAACAGACTTTTTGAGAATATTTTTTCTACCTCTTCAATCGCCTCAGTTCAGACAGTTTCACCTTGGGCTTCGCAGCCGTCTTCGGCTTCCCGTCAGTCATCGTCCCGGCAAGGACGCATCCGCACATCGAGGCCGCGACCGCGCTTCCGACGATGCAGTCCCACCAATGGTTGTCCTTGGCGTCGGGCCTCATCTTCCACTCGTCCACGCGGCGTCCGCGACCCTCGGTCTTTACGCGGTACTCTGCCGTTAGATGCTCTGCGAAGAGCAGGTGGTCGGCGGTGCTTCGCCCGAAGAGCGTCAATGCGCCTCGGTCGCCCGTGGAAGTAAGAAGCCTCGTCGCCACAAACGACTTCCAGAAGTTGGTGTCGTACACGACGTGGCGGATCGCCCGCTTGCCGCGCACGTTCGGCATCCGCCAATTGAGGCCGACCCTGTCGCCGATTGCCTTCTTGTACTCGCCCATCGGCTTGGAGCTGGCGCCGATGTACTTGCCGTGCGAGGGCGTGAGGACGGAGGCGTATTCCGACTCGCGGCAGAACTGGTACACGGTGTCCGTCGACTGGCCCCAGTTCGCGTCGATAAGACACTTTTCGATCCGCATCGCCGCGCCGTCGTCGCGGAAATACTCGCGTCCGAGGATTTCTCCCGTGAGCCTTTTCAATCCCTCGTAGAGGCATCCTTCGAGACCGCTTCGCGGGAACTTCTGCTGGAGCGTCACGTTCGCGTCGTTCAGAGTGAAGAAGCGCCGCTTCTGGTCAGGCCACTCTCCGTAGTCGATGACGCGGCCCGTGAAGTCGTCGTCCCAGGCGACGATGCAGTAGAAGAGCATCGTCTTCTGGACGTCGATGAATGCCGTCACGTGCGTCGCCGAGACGGGGACTCCGAGCCGTGAATGCCCGTTCACGCGAGACGAAACTCCGTCCAGCGTGAGCTGCTCCTCAGTTCCCAAGTCCTCCGCCAGAGGCTCGTTCTGGTACTCGGCCCAAAACGCAGCCTCATCGGTGAGCTTCAGGTCCATAGCGTGCTGGACGGCGGAAATCTCGTCGTGGTTGTAGCGGGCGGGCCACGCGACGACCGCACCCTCGTCCATCTCCTTCCTGTGCGCGGCGTAGAACGCGGTCGCTTTCTCGAACGTGCCTTTCTCCCGCAGCTCGTCGGCGCGTAGGTCGGCGTAGCGGTTCCACAGCTCCTCGTTCTTCGGGAACTTGTAGAGCATCCGGCAGCGCTCGCCGTTCCATTCGGGGTGCTTCGAGCGGTCGAGCATCTGCTCGGCCATGTCGCCGGGGCGGATGACCGTACATGGCATGACGCCCGCGATCTTGCGACCGGGGCCGGCAAGCCCAAGCACGTCGCCCGCGAGTACGCGGACGCGCTTCCTCGTCTGCTCGGCTGAGCCGGCGGACTCGCTCGTCTGCGGATCGTCGACGATGACGAACTCCGGACGGATAGTCCGTCCGTCGGGGCGCTTGTACTTCATGCCGCGAATGCGACCCGTGATGCCGGCGACGCGGACGATTGCGCCGGAAGACGCCGCGCCAGCGATTGTCGGAAGGACGATTTCGCTCGCAGTCCACGCGATGCGCGTCCGCTCGCCCTTGTAGAGCTGCCCCGCGCAGCGGTTGGCGATACCCTCCAGACGGGCTATCGGGTACACCATCTCTGGGAAGTCCTCCGCAAGGTGTTCGTTCACCTCAAGTTCCGTCTTGATCGAGTCGAGCATCTCAAGAGCCGCTCCCTCGCTTGCGCCGATGACGACGATGAACTCGCGGTGTCCGTAGGCCATAGCCCATATCGCCGCAGTCTCAGTGAGCGAAGACTTGCCGCTTCCTCGCGCCATCGCCAAGGCGAAGAGCCCGCCTTCGAGGACTGCCTTCTGTAGCTTCGCTATCGCGCGGAGATGGTCGTCCGACCACTCGAGGTTGTACACTTCGGGGAAATACGTCTCGCAGAACTTGCGAAAGTCGAATCGGCACGATTCCTTTCGCGCCTCGTCCACAACGGCGGGAAGTTCCCCGATGTCGCGCCCCGCAAGTGACAAGTCCGCCTGGCGCTGCGCCGCAGCCTCGCGGTGGGCTTCATACCCGCCAATGGGATCTGGCGGCGTATTGCGCTTGTCGATGAGCCACGCGGCGTAGCGGTAGAAGCTCAGACAACGTGAATCCTCTGTCGAGGCGATGCGGTAGCCCGCCTCCGAGAAATGCCGGTACACCATCGCTGCGGAGAGGACCGTCCCCAGCTCCGTGGAGTTCAGGAAGCGCACCATCTCCACGGGCTTCATCTTCTTAACGTTGACCGTCATCTCCAAGCTCCTTTGCAATCCACGCGACGTACTTCAGGATGTTGACCGTCCCGTCCGCGTTGACGGGAGCGCCGGCGGCGATGTCGGCTTCGAGCCGTTCGAGCGTCAGGGTGCGGGACCCCGACCTGCGCATGGCTGTCACGAAGTTCTCCTTCGTAATGTGGTCGCGGCTCTGTTCAGGCATGGCTGGCCTCCTGTGAAGACTGTTGAAGATAGTTCGCCCTGCCCCGTTGACTTATCCCGGAATAAGAGCGAATATGTGCGCCGTCCTGCCCGTGGTGGGCGGACGCAATGAAAGGAACGATGCAATGAGCAAGGAATACAGGGCGGGCGACCGCGCATTCGCCAAGGTGGGACGCAACCTCGTCGAGGTGCGCGTCAAGGCAAAGGCCGAGAACGGCTGGACGGTCGAGACGCGAAACGGCAAGACTCTCACCGTCAAGTCGCTCGAATCACAAGGCGGAGAGTCCGCCGCGACCGCCGCGCCCAAGGCTGCGAAGTCCAAGGCGGCGAAGCCTGCGGTGACCTCGACCGAGAAAGGACTCTCGCTCCTGAACGCCGCAGCCGCCGTACTAGAACAGTCCGACGAGCCGCTGGCGGTCAGGGCGATGATCGAAAAGGCGAAGTCCTCCGGCCTCTGGACGCCCAAGGGCGGCAAGACGCCGGAGCAGACCCTCTACTCCGCGATCATCCGCGAGATCAAGGACAAGGGCGACGCGTCGCGCTTCCGCAAGGCCGGTCGCGGGCTCTTCGCCTCCGTCCGCTAAAGCGTCTCGTATCCGAAGAGACCGCGAGCGCACGTGTCGGCATAGACGGGCTTGTCTAGTCCGAGAAGCTCGATGAGGTGGCTCGCGGGATCGGACTCGATCCGCTCCTCGACGAGGTTCATCTCCCTGTCGAACAGCGAGACGCGGATGTCGCGGCGGCCGATGCAGCACGATATCGCGCAGCGCATCTCGGGAAGCCCGTACCGCTTCATGCCCTCAAGGGCGCACCTGCGGGCGTAGACGTTCAAGGTGACATCCGCCTTCGTCGGGTCCTTGCCCCAGGGCGAGCCGCCGCCGATGCGCGAGTTCCCGCCGTAGAAGTCTACGACGAGTTTCCTGCCAGTCGTGCCGCAGTCGCCGACGGAGCCGTGCGTCACGTACCGACCCGTTCCGTTCACGACGATGCGGCAGTCCTCGCCGACCAGCGTCCTCGCCGTCTCGATGACGGGTGCATCGTCCTCGCCCGGCGCAAGCGGGATGGCGATGAAGCACTCGACGGGCTTCCCGTCCTCAAGCGTGACAAGTGTCTTCACGTCCAGCCCGCCCAGCTTCCCGGCGATTTCCCGTCCGAGCTTGCGGGCAAGGAAATAGTCCTTCGGAAGATAGCCCATTTTCGGCTCGTCCACCGCAAGACCCCAGAAGATGCCCTGGTCGCCCCAGCTGTCGCGGTTCACTCCCTGCGCGATGTCGCCGGACTGCTGCGATATGTGTGTCTCCACGACGAGTTCGCGCCCGGAGACGACATTCGCCGCTCCGAACTTCGCCTGGTACTCCGGCGTATAGCCGATCTTCTCGACCGCCTCTCGCGCAAATGCCGCGATCTCGCCTGTTCCAAAACGGGCGTCGCTGGTCACTTCGCCGGATATCGTGCAGAACTCGTCCTTGAGCTGAACCTCCAGCGCGACCCTTGAGTTCCTGTCGGCCTCCATGTAGCGATCCAGGATATAGCTCGCGATATAGTCGCACGTCCTGTCGGGATGTCCGACCGTGCAGTATTCGGAAGATTGGATTTTCTTTGCCATTTTTCGCCTTTCTGCCCCGATTCTGCGGGGCGGTTTGCTGGTTTGTCGTAGAGTGTCGCCCGATAGTGTGGATCCTCGACATGTCAATGTCGACGTATAGATCTCTCACGCCTCTATCGGGCTGTATTACTTGGATTTTCAAGGAGATACGGCGTAAATCGGGCGTTTCTCGCCAACTTACGCCGCATTTGGGAGTGTGTTTCCTACGGCACTGTGTCGTGCAGTGGAAACCGTCTACACGACACAATCGCGGAGTTTGCACACTTTTCCCACTTACACAAGACCCTCGCAGATGCGGACGACATGGTCGCAAAGCTCCTTCGGGAGCTTCGCCCGGAGAGCTTTGCCTTTCAACCCCTGTGTCCCCGTCCTGGAGCCGCGAGGCGCGGCATCGTGGCACTTGTCGCCGCGTCTGCACGGCGGGCGGAACAGCGGGTCGGGGTGGTTCGTGAAGATGTCGGTCGGCTTCTGCCGCCTCTCGCCGTACTGGCAGTACGTCACCGTATGGCGGCTTCCGCCCGTGTCTTCCATCAGCTTCAGGATGAATGGCATCTTCCGCAGCATCCCCACCGGGTTCTCGACGAACCACGCCTTGGGCTTAAGTTCGCGGATGAGGTCGCACACATGGGCGTTCACGCGGTCGCATTGCGCAGCGTACTCCGACTTTGGCTTCACGCCGTCGCGGTGGCGCGAGATGCACATGACCGAATACGTCGTGCAGTCGGGACTCGCCCAGATGACGTCCGGGCGACCGAACAGCCGAACGACGTCATCGGCGGACAGCGTTCCGATGTCCGCCTTGAGGTCGGGCTTGTGCGACTCATCCCAGTCCACGGTCAGCGTCCTGTGGCCGCGCTCCCTGAACGCAGCCGACAGGACGCCCGTCCCGGAGAAGAGTTCAAGCACCTTCATCGTGTGCTTCCTCGGCACTTGGCGCCGGTGACGTGTCTGATGACGTGTTGCCGTTGCCCAGGGGCGGAGTCAGCCGCTCCCACTCGCATCCCTCCCCATGCACGAACTCCGCCCACCTCTTGCGGATTACGTCGCAGTATTTCGGGTCGAGTTCGACGGCCCTGCACACGCGCCCCGTCCTCTCGCAGGCGATGAGCGTCGATCCGCTTCCGCAGAAGGTGTCGAGGACGATGTCGCCGCGCTTCGACGAGTTGCCGATCAGGTAGCACAGCATCTCGACGGGCTTCATCGTCGGGTGGAGGTCGTTCTTCTTCGGCTTGTTGAACTCCATCACCGTCGTCTGTGAGCAGTCGGAGTACCAGTCGTGCGCCGCCCCCTCGCGCCAACCGTAGAGGCAGGGTTCGTGAATCCACTTGTAGTCCTGCCGCCCCAAAACAAGCGAGTTCTTCTTCCACACAAGGCATTGCCTCACGCGAAGCCCCACGTCGAAGCACGCGCCTCGGAAGTTGTAGCCCTCCGAGTCGGCGTGGAAGATGTAGAACGAGCCGCCAGGTTTGAGGCGCTTCTCCGCGCAGCCGAACGCCGCTCGAAGAAACTCGCGGAACTTCGTGTCCTCCATCGAGTCGTTCTGGATCGACTGTCCGTCCGATCCGTGGTAGTCCACGTTGTACGGAGGGTCCGTGAGCCATAGGTCGGCCTCGTCCGCCTTGCACACCTTGTCGACGTCGTTGGGCTTCGTCGAGTCCCCGCAGACGAGAAGATGCTTTCCGAGCTGGTACACCTCTCCGGGCGTAGAGACGGGAACCTCCGGCGTTTCGGGAACCGCGTCCGGCTCCGTCTCGCCGTGCGTTCCCGCTTCGCCGCCAAGGAGGTCGTCCAGCTCGTCGTCGCCGAACGCGAGGAGCGAGAGGTCGAAGCCCGCCTCCTGCAACGCTGCGAGTTCGACCTTCAGCTTGTCCTCGTCCCACTCCGCGATTTCGGCGATCTTGTTGTCGGCGATGCGCAAGGCCTGCTCCTGCTCCGGCGTCAGGTCGGTGGCGATGATGCAGGGCATCGTCTCCCAGCCGAGCTTCTTCACCGCGAGGAGCCTTGTGTGTCCCTCGATGATGACCTTGTCCTTGTTGAGGACAGCCGGGTTGCGGAAGCCAAGCTGCTCGATTATCTTTGCAAGCTGCTCGACCGCGCCCTCGTTGACTCTCGGGTTGTTCTCGTAGGGAACGATCTCCGAGACGGGGACGTTTACGACCTTCATCCTGCTAGTTTCCATGTGTGTTCTCCTGTTCGTGTTTTTGGATTCGCTGGCATATCCAGCGGGCGCAGTTGACCGCCCAGCCGTTGCCAAGCGCCTTGTACCTTGGCGTGTCGGGACACTCCTCCGCAGGCTTCCCGCGATGCGGAATCAGCGTGTATCCGTCCGGCAGCCCCTGGAGCCTTTCGCACTCGAGCGGGGTCAGGCGGCGGACGATGTAGTCCACGGCGACCGCCGGGAGGTTGTCGCCCATGTCCGAGCGGAGCGTCGACGTCACCTCGTCCGAGAATCGGTGCGGCGCTCCCTCGCGTTTGGCGATCCCAGGCTCGAACGAGACCGCGCCCGGCCCCTTGGAAACGACCGTGGGCGCGCACTCCTCCTCGACCGAGAAGCCGAACTTCGCGTTCCTTCCTTGGTTGAAGGACGCCCTGTCGAGTCCGATGGCGACGCCGCACTTGTGGCATGCGGCGAGCGTCTCTCCGAGGTTGTCCTTCGGCGTCTGGTCGTGAGTTCCGGCCTCGCAGTTGAAGCCGATGCACACGGCGTGGGGGTCCGTCCCGTGCGCGGCGAGGATCGTCGGCGAGGCTCCGCTCGTTTCCGTGCCCGCGCCGGTCTTCCTTGCGCCCATGTCGAACACCCCGACGCACTCGGCCGCGACCGCGACCTTGTTGCCGCTCTCGCCCTGCGTCCGCATGAGCGTAGGCGAAACCTCCTCGTCGGCGGCTATGGAACGTGCCTTCTTGGAGTTGCCCGGCAGGAACGCCACGACAGCCGTGCCGCCCTGGTGCTTCACAGGCGCGGAATCAACAGTCGTGAGCGTCGGCGCACACTCGACCTCCCGACAGCCGCTCTTCGGGTTCTTCGACTTCATCGCGTTGGACCCCATAGAGTCGATGGCGTATGCGACCGCGTGCTGGTCTCTCGCCGTCAGCGTATAGGACGCGCCTTTCTCCGAGACGCCGAATCCCGCGCCGCCCTTGCGGACGGGCTTGTCGGCGTTCGTCGGCTTGTTCTTGTCCATGTCGATGGCGACGACGAGCGGGTTGTTGTTCGCCGCCTGCGCGTTGTGCGTTGCACCCATAGTGGGGGCGACGTCCACCTCCTGCGTCCTTGCGTCAGTCTGATGGTTCTCAAAACACACCGCATTGTGGAACCCCGGCGAAGATCCGTTGACAAGAGCGCCCGAGACTTCTGGACTGTCCGACTTGACGCCGCCAGGCTCGTAGGGGTCGAAGCCCGACGGCTGCATGACGTAGCCGCCGGAGCGGTCGGCTTGTCCCGTCATCCGCGCTTCCAGGTCGCGCGCGGTGAGGGCGGGCATCACGTCGCCGCCGTTTGAGTTCGTTGGAACCGGGCGATCTGCGCCTTCAAAGCCAACGCCAGCCTCTCGGGTAAATCCTTGCCCCGCGATGCGGCGCGGCGGAGAATCCCCGCGCACGCCTTGAGGCTCAAACAGTACTTCCGCAGGTGTTCGCCAACTGTCTCCAAGATGTCCGACAAGCCACACACGCCGGCGTCTCTGGGGAACTGCGCGGGGCAGCCCGTCCACTCGCACCCATTGAGCGTCCAGAGTCCTGTAGGCAAGAGAATACCCGCATTCCCCAATCGAGCGGATGAAGTGCGCGAAGTCGCGTCCGCCGTTTGAGGTGAGAACTCCCGGAACGTTCTCCCATACGACCCATCGAGGTTGTAGCTCTCGGCAAAGTCGCGCAAAGTGGAAGGCAAGGCTGGAGCGGGTCCCGCTCCCCTCTGCCATGCCCGCCCGCTTCCCGGCGACCGACACGTCCTGGCACGGCGTGCCGCCGGCGAGACAGCCGAGACGCCCGGCAAGTTCAATGACA